TGCGGTGAAGGTTGCTGAAGTCCAAGCTAAATCGGTAGCATCAAATTTAGTTGTAGCTGCCTGTGTAACTGCTTTACTTGCTAGTGCTTCTCCGTTTGCTGTGTATCCTGTACCACTAATTTCATTACCTGAAACTTGAGAGAAAGTATTGTGAGCTGCAGTGAAACTATGAGAATTAGTTAGAAGTGCAACTCTAATAACATCTGCTTCCATGTCACATATTTTGTTTAATATGTTTGCTTTAAATCTATTATATATTCCACTTGCCATTTTATTTATTTTCCAAATCGTTAGTTAGTTTTTGAATTAAATTTAGTGATGGGACATGAACCTTAACATTATTACCATCCTTCTCAACGATAGCCTTAACAGTTGCTACACCATCAATAATTTCTGCTTTAAATTCTGTTACCATAGAGATTATAAGAACTACTCCTTTATAGCTTTTTCTTTTTTGTCAACAACTTTTCCATAGGTTAAATCATAAAAATCTTGTTCATCTTTTAAGAAATCATCTTGATTGTTAGTTTTATACTTTTCAATTCGTTTAAGAGAACCTTCTTTACTCATTTTAAGAATTTAAGTTTGTAATAGCAGCACTTGCATCTGGGTCTGTACTCAAACATTCTCCTTCTTCCCATACTCTTATCTTCTTTCCAATTCCAGGTTCATCAATTACAACACTTGTTATTGGCATAAATGTTTTCCATGTTAAAGCTCTTTGTCCTACTACAACCATTGCTTCATCTGCATCTACATTCTCAGATACAACAACCTTTAATCCTAGAATATCCATAACTACACCATTGCCCATCTTATCACTAGAGAAGTTTGGTATGCTTGATCCCTTAGTGAATATTAAATTAGTTAACATTAACTCGTGATCTAGAGAAGTCAATAATAACCATGCACCTTCTGGATTATAACCTTTCTGTCTAATCTTTCTTTTTGCAGTTAGTATATCCTTAACAATATTAACATTAGCTTGAGTTCCATTATCCCATGTTGCAGTTGCAGCAGTTGTATTACCAACATTAGCACTAAGAACATCATAAATTCTTTTATCAACTTGACGAGATACAGCTCTAACTAAGTCTCTCACATTAGTTGCTAGAATATCTATGTCTGTATCTTTAATATCTTCCATTGAAATTAACGGAGACTCTACAAAATACTTTCTTATGTAAGAAGTTTGTCTTGTCCAAGATTGTTCAACTACAACTGGCATTGATCGACTAGAAGTATTTGCAATTTGACTTGATGTTATACCTGTTGTATCTACTGAGTCTAAGAATCCACTTGTTTTCTTATACCATCTTAATTCTCTTGCAGCAGTAGAACTTACTGTACAAATTCTCTTAAAAACATTTTCTTCATCAGCAAAACCTTTTGCTAGTTTATCAATATCTAGTCCTCTAATTGTTTGTTCACCACTAGTTGCCATCTTAAGCTAAATTCATTGTAAAAGGATTTAATTCTGCTAATATGCTTTCAGTATCTGCACCAGTTTCTAATGCTCTACCAAATATATTTTCACTATTAATATCAGCAGTTGCTAATTCATTTGCAGCACCTGTTGCAGTATCAGTAATTAAAGCTGCACCAACAGTACAACCACCTGCACCAACAAAGACTTTGAATATTCCTCTTTTGTAAACAGCTAACTTAGTTACTCCATCATTTGCAATTTTAGATTCTGCTGCAACTCCTGCAACAACATCATTATCTCCAGTAGTAGTTGCAACTGTATTAGGATCACTTAGAGCTAATATAGAACCTTTAGTTATTGCAGCACCATCTGCACAAGTCATAGGTATAGGTAATTCTGTTTCATGTATAAGTACGCATTCAAGTGCCATGTCATTCACAGCCAGTAGTTATATTTAAACCTTTTGTTCTTCTGCAATTTTAGATTCTGCTAATTTAAGCATTTCTTTCTGTATAATTAAATTATTCTCAGATTGATTTATCAATAATTCAGATTCTCTTTTAACATTAGTCCATAGAACTTCTATCTTAGTTCCGATCTTTATTCCTAAATCTTTAGGTTCTTTATCCATTGTTTGCCATAACTCTGTCTTTATATTCAGTTGCAGTTTCTTCTTTAACTTCTTCTGGTTTTCCTGCATTTGCATGTCCACCTAGAGTTTGTTTAACTAAGAGTTGTTCTTCTCTTTTCAACAATTCTTCTTTACGATCTAATTGTTCTTTGAGTTCAGCTGTAGTTTTATTAGCATCATCTAGTAAAGGTGTATGAGATACTTCTTCTACTTGTTCACTTATTTCTTCTTCCATGTTATTCCTCCTTTCAACTATCCTTTGAAACTGTACTTAATAATAAGGGTAATATACTTTTAATTAATCCAAAACTTAATGCACTCTTTTGTTCTTTAGTTTGTCCTTGAGTTGCCTTTTTGAATAGATCATTCTTCTCTATTGCTAGTGCTAGGTCCTTTTCTCTTTGTTCATCTCTATTTGCATTAAATGCTTCTTGATCTTTTATTCTCTGTTCTTCATTATCTTGTCTTCTCTTTTCATCTGCTTCTGCTTTCAAATCTCTATTTAATTGTGCATTTGCATTAAATGCTTCTTGATCTTTTATTCTTTGTTCCTCGTCTAGTTCTCTTTGATTCTCTCGATCTATCTCAAATTGACTTGGTTTATTTAGATTCTCTGCAATATCATCTAGTATCTCTATAAATGCAGCATGTCCTTCTCTACCCCTCTCACTAGATTCTATAACATTGACATATGGAGTATTATTTTTTATGTTCTGCCATGCATCTGGGTTATTCTGTTCATCAAATAATACTCTTAGTTTAACATAATTTTCTATATCTCCATTCTCTAATGCTTTACCCATTGCAATAAGTAATGTATCTCCTGCTTCTCTATCATTATGTCCTGCCCATGAGTATGTACCCATAAATTCAGTTAATAGATTAACTGCACCTAGACTGAATCCTGCTATAGTTAATGCCTTTACAGTTAACCCAAACATTTTAGGGTTACTTCCAAACCCTCCATACTTTCCTACATTTCCCGCTGCACCATTGTTCATTGCTCTCTTTGCAGCAGTTCCACCCAAGGTTTTAAACATCTGATTAATAGCTGCTTCTGCCTTTCCACCTAATGTTGGCACTCCTCTTTGTGTTGTTATTGTTCTATTAGCTGCATTAAATGTTCCTGAGCTACTTGCCTTTCTTATAGTTCTGGTAATTCTTACAATATTAGGACTCGCAATAATATCGTCTATATATTTCCCTGCACCTGTCCATGCTGGACTTGCTCTATATACAGTTAATGCACCTAGTATTGTTACCAATACTTCTGTGGTTATCGGATCACCTAAAATTCTTGCTATAGGATTATCTAATGCACCTCCTGCTGTACCATCTCTTAATCTTGCAATTTGTGCAGATATAGAATTATCTTGTTCAGGTTCTCCTCCACCACCTAATCTTATTGGTATATTTTCACCTTGTACACTTGTATCTGCTATACTTTGATTTGGTGCAATTGTTTGATTTGGTTCTTGTCCTAAATCACTTGGATTTGCTATACTTTGATTTGGTGCAATTGTTTGGTTTAAATCTTCTTGAGGTGCTATTGTTTGATTAGGTGCTAATTTTGGATTAGCGTCGGGATCTTTAGATTTTCTAGCCTGTAGTTTTGGTTTAAATCTTTCTCTACTTTGTCTACTTTCTTCATCACTTAGTTCAAATTCTCTTCGAACATTTTCTTTACTTACAGTTGTAGTTCTACCTTGTCTATCTGTGGTAACATTTCCACCCACTAATTTTAATGGTTTTTTTGGCATTATCCTATTACTCCTATAATATTTTGTCCTGTTGCAATACTAACTACTGCAGCTACATACCATATTAATTGCTCTATTCTTTTCATCTTAAGTTCTATGTTAGATAGTCTAAGTTCTATTAGTTCTATTCTTAATGTATTATTGGCTACTTGCTTCTTCATTTGAACCTCCTACTGGTGCTACTTGTGTTTCTGCAGGTTGACTTGCACCATTCTCTGCATCCTTCTTATTATCACTTACTAATTCATTTTCTAGACTTGCTGGGAACTCTAATTCTATTAAAAACCCTAGTTGTTCTAGTATCTGTTCTTCAATAAACAGTTGTTCTTCTTCTACACTCTGTTGAAAACTTAGATAACTTATCTTTGCACTTGCCTCTGTGAAGTCTGCA